CAACCTTTTCGGTTAAATCATTAAGCTGCTTAACTCTAGCCTCTTCGCTTTCGTCCTTCCATTGACCTTTGCCCCAGTCAAACGTTGGTGTCTTACACTTGCTTGGATCGTACTGTGGTAAAGCAGGAATAAATGGCCATTGTGGATGATCAAGCTTGCGCGTATATTCGATTGGTCCTTCACAGTTAACTTGCTGACCTTGCAGCATGCCTGAAATGTAAACCAAATTGGTTCCTTCACCAGGTAAGACGTCATTTAAAGTCTTAGACTTTTGTTCGGTATTACCACTTTGGCCATTGTTAGCCACATTTTGTTGTTCGGTTTCTGCACCTTGTACAGGTGTATTTGCAGTTTCTTCTGTCATAATGTTTTCCTTTCTGTAGCTAGTGATTTTTTGTATCAAAAAGACCGCTGGTGGCGGTCTTGAATTATTCTGTTTCATTTTATTTTCTCCATAAAAAAAGCATCTACTAGGGATGCTTTAAACTATTCTGTCTTTGTCCATTGGCCATTAATTTGTGCTCTTTTGTAAATTTTTGCATCCCAAGAAATGCAAAACTGTAACGTCCAATTTGGTGCCACTTTAATACATGTTAAAAGTCCATAATGACAATCAGATGGAACATTTGCTGGTAGGTCGTTATCCAATCTATAATTCCCGTTGCTTAAATTATTTGCGTCAGCCTGTTGGCTGATATCAATTACTGAACTCTGTAAATCTAATAGTTGATTAGTATCTGTAAGTAAAAGAAAACCATTAACATATACTTTCATCCTACGCCACCTCCTTTAAAGAAGTGACGCAAAGCCTATAGCTAGGCTTTACCCCCCCCAAGTTGAGACTTTAAAGCTCCATATGTTTTTTCAATGTCTCCGCCTGCTGGAGTCCAAATTGTGGCATTTTTACCATATTCAAGTTTTAAATACTTAAACTTAAAAGCGCAGCCTTTATATGCTCTAATAAAAAATTTAAGCTGCTTTAGATCAGGATTGTTGCTTGTTTCAAAAGTAAAAGTATTAAGTTTTCTATCCCATGAATTTGATGATCTCGATAATTAGGGTAATTAAATCCTAAGCCATTACTATCAAGTTCGACAAAGAATAGATCTCCATTGAGGTTGTTGGCCCATATTAGTGATAAAGAAACCGTATAGAAAGTGGACGGAGTAATGTCTGTTGAAAGAATAGTACTGATGTCTACAAAATCATAGTTCATTGAGTCAAGCGTTAAGCCATCATCATCTATCTGAATTTTTTGGGGATCAAAATCACTTTCCCAACCACATGCTTTTAAGAATTCAGCACTCGTGTTTTGCATTGAAGAAGCCGGAAGCATATTAATCCCAGCTAGTGGATAAGCGCCACTTACTTCATCTAAAGTTGCAAGTCTACTATAACCGTTGTCAGTTTTACCATAAATCTTCATTACGCTACCTCCTTTGTGGAAACAGCTAAAGTATTGATAAGACAGGCGTATAGGTACCTAGTTATCCCTCCATACTTTTTTTTCTAAGGCACATACACGATCATAAAGTCTGTCATAGTCAGACTTTAAAACCAGATCTTCTTGCCAAACACTCCCATTAGTTTTAGTAGAAATACGAACTCGTTTTTCAAAGGTTCCAATATCAATTGCGTGTTTAACATCGTTACCACCAAATACTAGTAACGAATCAAAATTGCCAATCAATGACTGATTATCTATTGATCTAAAACTATTATGAATCGCGCCTAATGTTTGATTTCCATATTCGGACAAAGCGTCGTACAAATTATAAGGTTCAAATTTAGTTTGGTGCAAAGCGTTTGTCGTATTAACTTTGCCATCAAATTCATCTTTCTTCAAGAACTCAACTTGCTTGCCATTCTTGTCTTTCAAAATTAGTTTGCTCATATAAACTCCTTTCTAGTCATCCACGATGACAATTAGCGCTGACTGACTTGCTACATCAGATTCGTGAGCCACGTGTGCGATGAACTGCTTGCTTTCCAGCGTCTGAACACGATTAGTTAGCTGTGTATTTTCATTCTTAAGATTATTGTTTTCCTGTTTATAAGATTCTAATTGTGAACTTAAGGACTGAATTTGAGACTTGTCAGCCTTATTGTTTAAATCACTTGCATTAGCCTTGGTGTTGACGGTATTCATGATTGCAGCTTTAGCATCATTGACCATCTTATCTACTTCAGGCTTGGTATAGTGATTCTTGTCCAAAATCGCATCAGCTAGTACTTGTAAAGCCCCTGAAAGCACCCCAATATCAGCTAATCCTTGCACACTATTAGGCAAACCATTGATGTTTTGATCGCTTTGATCTACTGCCATGACATATTCGCCTCCTAATCCCATAATCTTTAGACCGCTCGCCTTTTTGCTCATAGCTTCCTTAAACTGATCACCAGTCACGAACTTGGTAAAGTCCAAACTATCTAGCTGTTTAGTCATAGCCGTTAGCTTTTCTTTGGTGTAGTCAAGCTGCTTGTCAAAATCTTTCAGCGTGGATTGGTCATTACTTATGTTGGTCTTGATATCAGCTAACTGCTTAGTAAAGTCAGCTAGTGTGGTTGATTTCCATGCGTCATAGTCTTTTTGAAAGGCATCGATCTTAGCTTTAAAGTCAGCATTTACCTTGCTAATCGCAGCATCCCTTTGAGAGTTAACTGCTGCAATTGCAGCAGTTTTAGCCTTTTCAATCTGATCATGTTGAGCTTGTGCATCAGACTTAATCTTGGCAATTTCAGCATCATTAGCAGACTGGTTATTTTTGAGTTGCTGATCTGCTTTAGCCTGGATATCGTTATGCTGAGATTGAGCTTGTGTGTTGATTTCATTGATCTTAGCTTGATAACTGTCCGAAATAGCTTTAGATTGCGCCTGCCAATCTGACTTTAACTTATCAAAATCAGCTTTACGAGTGTTGAAATCAGCAGTCCAATTTTGAATTAAACCATTTTCTCGGTTTTGAATCGCTTGAAGTTGGTTTCGCATGTCAGTAAGCTGATTAGCTACATCTCTTTGCCCATTAGAAATAGCCTGATCGATTTTGTCAGTCAGGCTATTAATTAGGTTTTGAGTATTGGATTCAGCATTTGAAATAACCGCTTTGTAATGAGTTTCTAGTGCCACCAAGGAGCTTACGTAGGACGTATTATCAGGCTTAAGGTGAGCAGAACTTACAATAGAAATATCAAAGCTGATGGTTGAGTCAATGTGTTCTATATCCGTTGTGAATTCAAATCGCGCTTCTCCTGATTGCTGATAAGTTTGATCTGGAAAAATATAAGTGAACTTCCCGATTTTATCGTTGTCAGCTGATCTAATGAAATGGGTTGATTCATCATCAATGATAGTTTTCCCACCATCTTTAATTTCTGAAAAAACAATTTTTTTGCCAGTTAAGTTATAAGCAGTAATGCCATCATTATCAATTACAGTTATATCAACCTGTTTTCCCCGTTCATCTTGACTATATTTGAGCCTGGTCGAATCGGGTGAAATGTTAATTTTGCTGATGTTTAGTACCAGCTTGTCGTTCGCCATTTACACCACCTCTCTTTTGTAAAGATTCAATTTGATGTTTCAGTTCCGCAATTAGATTATCTTTTTGTGTTGCTTCTTCATCTTTCCGCTTCAATGCAATCTGTAAATGTGCAATTTGCAAAGCTTGCTGACCAATCATGTTGCCTAAATTGCCAGCAAGCGTATATTCTAAATTTTTTCCTTGATTGTTCATTTTTACTCCTATAGTCCCGTACGATACCGAGAAGGAATGTGTTGTCTAATGTACTCTGATAAATGTGGATACGAGCCACCATCCCAAACAGCATTTGCATATGATGGAATACCCAAAGCCGCTTTAATAGCTGATTCGCTTACTGCATTTCTAATGTAATAATTGATGTTTCCTTCTGTTATTACGTGATAACCATTAACCTCGATATAAGATGGGTGAATTCTAGTTTCATTGCCGCCATCTGTTACCGCAAATTGACCTGATGACATCATTGATTGATACCCGTCAGACATTGCCCAAATAACGTTACCACCATTGTAAGGTGTTAGTTGACTTCTTGGATTTTCAGTCCCAATGTAAATGTTCATTGATCCTCCCTCAGTACCAATAGTTAGAGCACTTTCAACCAAGCATGATTTAATGTTAACAGCCTCAATGGTTCCGGCTTTAATTGCATCAGCATATATACGACCTTCAGAGTCAATGCCTGACCGCGGTATTTCTTGACCACCAGCGTCCGTGAATACCAGTCCATTACCACTAAAATACATGTGTCCCCCATTAGCAGTTGTAGCTGACAGCGACGTAGGCTCCTGCCAGTTAGGATTGGCTTGAATAACTCCTGAACCAGATCCCATGACCCAATTAGTCATATCGTTGGCAAAATTTTGAATCTCGTTCATCTGATTTTCAAAAGTCTTCATACTTACCAGATTAGTCTTAATATCTCGCCCATTTTGGTCAACTTGGTGTTGTACTAATCCTAGATCGTCCATAAGTTTACGCTCTGCAGCAATACGATTAGAGCCTTCTTGAGCAAGCATATTCTTATACCTGCTTAGCAATCCTTGTGTATGACCAGCAGCGCTTGCTACCTGACTAGCTGCGTTTTTATCGGCTTGTTCAAGCAATAGGTGTTCATAAGACTTAGGTGGATCGCCAATTGTAACCGACTCATAGCAAGAGTCCTGCCCTTTCATTTGCCAAACGGTGCCGCTGACTTTACCTTTTTCAATCTTGTCAAAGCGGGCAAAATCAACATTTACCGTATCGTACATATTAAGAGCTAGTAAGTCGGCTTTGTTACCATCTAAATCAGCATAGCTGACAGTCATACTAATAGGAATAACTCCAATTTGATATTCCTTTAGTGAACCAACAGCCGCTTGATACAATTGCTGAATATCAGTAGCAGTGGCTTTATAAGTGCCATCGTCTTGCAACCCAGATAAGTCTTGGTCATCATGTTTAATACAGTTAGATAGATCAAGCTTCATAATATGTGCGTTTTCAGGTGAATTATTAAATCCTGTTGGATAAATTACACCATTAACCACGTTATCTAAATCATCGGTTAATTCAACACGTACCGTTTGATCTTGAGGTGATGCTATAGTTTCATCAGAGCTTTCATCGTACGAGTTAGCACTCGAATCTGGAGCTTGTGGCTCTAAATCATTATTACCGCTTGAACTAGTATACTCAGCAGGAATCCAACCGGTAACGCCTTTATAGGTAACCTGATACCATGTCTTGCCATCTGCACCTTGAGCACTCTTAGAAATATCAAACTCAACGTTAGCAGGAATTGACCAGTTAGCCGCACTCCCTTTTGAAGGAGTGGAATACATTTCGATCTTTCCGCGGTTTTTGCTAATATCGCTGATAATTTTGCTAGGCGATTCAGGAACAGTAGTTTTGCTTGCTTTCTTGTCAATATCTGAAGCTTTTACATAAGATCCATTACTTAATTTGTAATAAAGAACGCCGCCAACACGTACCTGACCATAATTAAGGTTGTAGTACTTGTGCTTTTGGGTGATTGCCTTGCCTCGTTGATAGTTCGGGTTCTTGATAGCTTTTTTCTTTTTGCCCTTGCCTTTGTAAATATATTTCTTCTTGTGTTGCTTTCTAGCAGCAGTAAGACTTAAGTGATGATATTGTACCTCCATCGTGCCTGTTTTCTCTTTAAGAGCGTATTTCTTTGCGCCGCTCTTAACCAAGCCATAGCCCCGTGAAGAGTAGGATTGAACATCACCGTTTTTATCAGTGGATAAGTGATCACCATACACCCATGCATTTTTACCGATTCTATACCAAGTCTTACCATTTTCATCAGTTGTCACATAATCATACTTAATTTTAGAGCCGTTATGAATCAGCCAAGGCTTATTAGTACCTGGCTTATTACGTCTATAGTGCTGTGAGCCTTGGTCAGGTGAGTAATAAACATGAATATTTTTATAACCCTCAGTGTATGAAACCGTGCCAGTACCGTGAACAGGATATCTAACCAATGCACCAGCCGAATCAATTGCAGTATGGATATGTCCAACTACGTTATTAACAACATAGTCGCCAGTCTTATCGAAGTTGACAAAACTACCATCTATCCAGCCGCCTGAAGCCAATGGATACCATTGATCACCGTTCATAGTATTAACCTGAAGCTGTACGCCAGCTTTGACCGAACTAGAAACGGTTTGGCCATCGCTAATGGGCTTACCAAGCTGAATCTGTGTACCTGTTGTCAGCTGCCCAATTACTTGAGCGCCTTTAACAGGTGCATTGTAAATATCTACAGCGCCTCTAGCGTTGTAAGTAACCGTCGCAACACTATTCCAGTCAGTCAGATCGGCTACACCATTCCAGTCAACGTTGTTCAGCGTTGCAAGAGTAGGACCTGGATTGTATGTAGCGAATGCATAGATTCCAACATACATATCGTTGATGGTCTTTTCTTGGGAATATGTTTGGATGTTCTCACCGTATCTAACAGTAATATTTCTATCTTCGCCCGCATTTTCACGATGATAAATGGTTGTGTTGTCAAAATAAAAGTCCCCGCCATATTGTGCGAGGACTGAGTTACCTGGCTTATCACCCATCTGGTCAGCATCAAGCAATGCATTTAAAGCATTTGTATTAGAAATATCAATATTAGCATTTGCCACCTTGGTCACATTGCTATCATAGTTAAGCTCTGGGACTGGCTTAGCTAGGTGCCCTAGAATCTCGCCTATGCACCATGAAGCCGTCACATTAGCCCCTGTAATTGGCTCTGAACCTTTAATAGGATTATTGACCAAGTACTCACCGATAATGTGTGTCGCATTCACTACAATATTTTGATCACTTCTAAGCACTTCATTGATTCTAAATTTTTGGTGAGTCAAAATTCTGTTAATATCACCAACTATAACCTTTTCAACCTGAATTAACTTAATGAATTTACCATCTTCTGGATACGTTAACTGTAATGTAGGAATTTGATTGGCGTTCCAAGTGACTTTACATTCGATATAGTCAAACAATGCTGCTTCACCTTGAGTACTAGCGTCATCTACGGCGTTCCCTAGTAGTAATGGACATTGCATGACATCTTGATAAGGCGATTGTTCAGCATCTAATCCAATAGCATAACCAGTGTCTTCAGTTGTTGCCGTATCAACCATTAAATTAATCGCCTCCATCTAGGAATAAACTCAGCCTTATTTAAAGTTGAATTAGTGTCCATAGGTTCAATTGAAATTGAATTGCTACCATTGCCCTCAGCGTACAGAACAGGTGCGGTGTTATTTGCTAGTCTTATGTGATCATTTAATAATCCATCAATTAAATAGGCGGCAGTAGGATCGTTGGTATATGCATTTCCCTCGTCGCCTTTTAAATAAATGTCACCATCAATGTTATTAAACTCATACGGTACATCGTTAACCTTGAGCATAAAATTGCCTTTACCATTAATATGCCAGTCAGGTTTTACATCGATATTTTCACGATTGTATACAGTACCGTTTCTGGGAAAATCCTGCCAATGAATGGAATCGACATCATATTTATATGGTTGGAAGTGAAATGTGAATGTCGCGTTAGTTCTTTCAAAATTAACGGGTGTAAATGTAGGAGCAGTAACTATCTGAGCTCTATATAAGTAATCAGAATTTCTGCTAAATCTCAGCCAGTCTTCATCACCATATAGCCAATTTTCGATGTCATTTTTCAGCTGCTCCCAGTCCTCATATCTTCTAGGTAAATGAATGACCACATTTACAGGCGCTTCTGACGAATTATAAGTACTGTCGTTAGTAGCCCAGTCACCTGAACGCCCTGGAATTGACATCATTTGCTTTTTAGGCGCTGGTGCCAATGGATTGAAAGGAAATAAAACTTTAATACCGAAGTCAGTTGAGCTTCGGTTGTGAAAAATAATCTCACTATTATCATTAATGCCCACTTATGTTGTACCTCGAATTTCTATTAGATCTAATATTCATCCGCTTCATGACATGATAAATAGCCTCAGTAATCTTAGTCTTATCAAGATAGCTGTTAACTTGAATCACTTCATCTTGTGACGTAAGAATACCTAAAGCCGCTAGTGCCTCATCAAATTTGTCGTTAATGGCTTGAATTTCAGCGTTTGTCTTAGTTAAGTCAACAACCTGCTGAGCTTGATTTTGGTATTTCTGAGCATTGCCATCTTGAGCTTTGAAGTTATCAAGCGTTGTTTGCATAATTTGGTAAGCCCTAGATCTCTGACTAGGATCCCACGGAATTATTGATTCTGGTGCATTGCCTTCACCTACCATAGCAAGTTCAGGCTTAGATACAATTCCACCACGTGCATAGCCTTTTAACCAGCCGACGATTTGCTTAGCTGCGGCTACGTGTTGCGCATCATAGCCACCACGTTCCCATTCTTGTGAAAATTCGTTGGCTAATTCGCCTGGTGAACCATGGCCTCTAGCAATTCTCTTAAAAGTTGCACTGTCTGAGCCATCACCGTTAACTGCAAAATTAATTTGCGTAGCTGGATCGGTCCATGATTTATGGTGTCGTCTAGCGTAAGCCTTTAAATTAGTTAAACGTGAGCCTAACCACTGCCCTAGCCCACTAGCTCCACCATTAGGATTCACTGCGGCTGGATTTAAACCGCCAGATTCAAATTCCCATGAGCCGATAATCCCAGCAAGTCCATTACGAGTAGCACCTGGAACGGCTTGTTTAATTGCTTTTGCAAGTGCTTTAGCTCTTGCTCCAACTGAACCGCCTAATTTAAATGCTGCTGCCATACCATTATCGCCGTACTTGTCAGCAATCTTCTGGATGGTTTTCCAGAATCCTGAACCTACTTGGTCTTTAATCTGCTTTTGCAACTTAGTATTCGCCTTAACGTCACCAGATTTATCGTTCTTAGAATGATAGCCACGAATACGGCCGAAAAGAATTGGATGTGCAGGTGCAGCATCGATGCTGTCATAGCCAATATTAGGGTGTGATGTCGGTGAGTGAGCTGACCAATAAGTATTTTTATCTCTAACAATACCTACGTGTTCACCACCGCCAGCACCGTAGAAAACCAAGTCATTCATGCGCGCTTCTGAACGAGGAATATGTTCAACTTGACTATATTCAGTGCCAGAAGGAGCGGATAAATTAATGCCAAGTTTTCTAGCAGCATATTCAACCAAGCCTGAACAGTCAAAAGCGTCAGGTCCTTTAGCACCCCAAACATACGGCTTGCCCTTGGATACCTTAATAGCTTCTTTAAGCAATCCGGATACATTTCCAGCGCCATCATTGACCTTGTCATCAACCATTTTCCACAGTTGTGACCACCATTTAACGCCTTGATTTTCGCCCTTTTTTTTAGCTCCTTGGGCTAACTGATTAATTGCACCAGTAAGACCATTTATAGAGCTAAATAGAGCTTGTCCGGTTTTTTGAGGGTGTTCCCAATTGTTTTTAGCGATATGATACAGTTCTTTAAGTGCACCGGTACCTGTAGCAAAATGCTGAGGCTGTGTATAGCCTAATAGAGCTGTTTCGGTTGCGTTGAATACTTCTTGACCTGGTTTAAGGATTCTAGGAGTAAATCTACCAGGAACGACTTCAACATCACCTGTGTTTCTGTCCCAAATAGCTTCTTTATTACCAGTTTCAGGGCTGTCATTGCCGTCATTAAGGATAGCCAGTGTAGGTGCCGTAATTGGACGTCTTACACCACCTAAAGCACCAGTACCCGTTGCTAGTCTTGCCACTTTGTGAACAGCGTTCTTTGAACCGCCGAATTGACTAACTACGGTATCAATCTTGCCAATAGCCTGATTGAGAACGCCAAGAACGTCATTTAACCCGTCTCTAGCAGTCCTTTTCATCGAAGACCAGAATCTGCTAAATGCTGACTTGACGCCGCTTTGAATGCTGGTCCATTGATGCTTGAACTTACTGCCGAATTTGCCTAGATCACTGTCAATCTTTCCCTCGCTATTTGAAGAATCCTTCTTCAAAGTATTCCACATAGCTTTGAAGGTCTTTTCAGTTTCAGACTTCATCTTGCTAAGAGTTTTCTTAGTCTCGTTAGCCAATTTCTTAAAGGCTTTGGCAAAATTGCCCTTGCCTTCGAGAGACTTAACGGCCTTTTCAGCTTGCTTAGCGATTGCAGAACCAAATTTAGACTTCTTAGTAGTTTTGTACAGCGCCTTAATGTGTTTAGCTGTTGAACTAGAACGGCTTCCTAATGATTTAAGACCGCTAGAAGCATGTTTAGCGCTAGTCCTAATCTTTGATAGAGCTGATCGACTAGACTTGACACGACTAGTAAGTATTTTAAGATTCTTGCTTAGCTTAGATACTGTCTTAGTACCTGTGAGTTGCAATTTGACCTTATGCTTGCCAGCTACCTTTTTAATACTTTTAGTCAGCTTAGTAATCGACTTGCTACCACTTGCTGATGCTTTTACTTTGACTTTGTGAGTGCCCTTGAGTCCTTTTAATGCCTTAGACAAAGCCTGGACACTCTTCAATCCACTTACACTAGCAGAAACAGAAGCACCAACACGTGAATAACCACCCGTTGAATAACTTCTAGTTGAGTATCTCCTTGTAGAGTATGACCTACTCGAATAACCTGATGACTGTCTTCTTCTAGTTGTCGTTCTACGACGGCTGGAAGAAGCTTTACGCTTCTTTTTAGGGAGCTTGTACTTACGTTCAGCTTTAGTAAATTGTAAAAGCTTTAGATAACTTTCACGATTCAGTTTTTCAAGCTTACCAGTATTGTTTTTAGCCCCTGTGAGCCATTTTGAATCTACTAGGTAATATTTACCTTGTCGTTTAGTTGGTAAATCATGGTAACGAATACGGCTGTTTTTGCTTACTTTAATCGGTTTAGCCTTAGTGTAAGACATGAAACGCTTGAACAGCTTTTCGTTTATGTAGGTGCCTTTACCAGTATCTTTTTTAGAATCATAGAGTAAGCCTGTGTCAACTAAAATAGAGCCTTTGCGTTTTTTCACATCAGCAGTAAAACTTTTATGTTTTGATGGCTTTTTCTTACTCTTTTTGGACTCACTGTCCTTCTTATGGTCTCTAGCTTGCTTTCTGCGAGCTTCTTTCTTAGCTAGCTGTAAATGCTCCTCATTGATATGTTGAAGCCGTTTGAGTGCCTTTTCTTCAATTTGAGAGTAATTAACGCTAGGTAGGCTGATTCCGTAAGGTAATGAACCACTAGCAAAGTGAACAGCGTTGCCAAACAGTTTAGCTGTGTCTCTAGCATTTACCACTTCATCACCAGGTAGTAAAAAGCGCTTGAGATTAGTCTTGTCTGGTAATAACTCCCACGCACCATTAGCATGAATGATTGATTCACGATTGTGTGTTTGCGGGCTGTCAGTGCCATCATTTAAGATAGCAGGAATAGGATACTTGTGTTTCCAGTCAGTACCTGAAGCGAAGTGCAAGAAATCAATAGTCTTTTTACCGCCGCCTAAGGCATGAATAACGTCGTTGACGCCACCGATGACGTTGTTAATTGTCCCAGTAAAGTCATCCTTGATAGTCTTGCCCCAGCCTTTGACTATTGAAGCAAGGCCACCCCAGAAGTTTTTCCAAGCACTATTCATGGTGCCTTTGAAGCTATTCCAACCTTTATTAATTGAGTTCCACATGGAGTTCCAGTTTTTGACTGTCCCATTCCATGAAGACTTGGCCCATTTGTTAGTAGACTTCCAGAAATTGTTCCAATTTTTGCCCAGCCAGCCCTTAAATGAGTTCCAACGTGAACGCATGTCCTTTAGAGCTGTACTGAAGAATTTACCTTTCTTAAAAGCTCTAACATAACGATTGGAGTTTATGGCTTTCCAATTATTTGACCAAGCTTTGCTAAATAACTTTTTGAAGCTATTCCACTTAGACCTTGCGCTTTTCCAAGTAGAATTCCACGTTTTACCAAACTTTTTCTTGAAATTAGTGCCTTGTTTTTGAGCACTTCTCCAAGTTGAGTTCCATTTCTTGCTGAAGTCTTTGCTGAATGACTTCCAGCGAGACTTCATATCCTTTACAGCAGTTTGAAAAAATTCACCTTTTTTAAAAGCCTTAACATAACGATTGTTATTAACGCCTTTCCAGAAATTTCTCCAGCCTTTGCTGGTATCTTTCCAGAACTTAGACATCACTTTGTGTGACTTTTCAACACCCTGTTTCCAGCCTTTGTGCATGTTAGCTGGTAGGTTATGAAGCCATTTACCCAAGCCCTTAAAGCCATTTTGTATGCCCTTAGCGAATTTACTTACGGCTTGTCGTGCCTTAGGATTATTTTTCAGAATCAAAGCAGGAATTCCAGCCCACGGATCAGCAAACGTTAAAGCTAGTTCTTTACCGTTCTTTTGGATAAATTGCTTAGAGCTATTAATTCCTTTGCCAATACCATTAATTGCTTTTTTGCCTAATCCAGCAAAGAAACTAAAACTGTTGTGAGCTTGAAGTCCTAGCCACTGGACCCAATTTTGTGGTTTTACTTTTTTACCTTGAGATTGCCACCCTTTAGTAAATTGGTTAACTCCTTCGCCACCCCATTTACCAATAAAGCCACCAATTTTGGCTCCAAGCGCTGCACCTAGTGGGCCACCGAAATACAATCCGATTCCACCGCCGATACCAGCACCAATACCTTTACCGATATCTTGACTACGCTTGTCAGCATTATGGCGATCTTTGTAAGCATTTAAGAACTGTGAGCCAGCATCAATAGCAACACCAGCACCAGCTAAGCCAGTGCCAATTTTGCCCGCTGTAGTTAAGTTCTTGAAGCCACCAGCAGAGTGAGCGGACTGCAGAAGGCCGTTAAGTGGACCAGCGCCACCTTTTGAAGCACTGAATAAGCCACGAGCCCATTTAGCAGCACTACGAGCTGCGCTACCAATTCTTACAAAACCTTGTTCGGTCTTGCTGAAGTTCTTGATATCTTGAACCCCTTTTAGCCCAGCTCTTAAGGCTTTTACATCTTTGTAAGCATGATAGCCTTTCTTGCCAATTGAAAATAAGCTGCCAGCAACATGATCCAGTTGCTTAATGGTTGCTATGGTTACCAGAGAAGCAGCAATGGTTTTTATAGCCCATTTTTGTTTAGCTAACCAATTTAAGGCTTCTGCAAGGACATGAACAGCACCACCAGAGGCTTTTCCATTTTTGGCGGTGATGCCAAACATATTGCCGATAGTGGTAATAATTGAGGCAAAGTCCTTCCAAACCGCTTTAGCTAGCTGACCACCAATACTTGCAACACTTGAAACAATTGTTTTGAGGTCTTTAGCATGACCGCTAATCCAGCCAAACACGCCTTTAAGTCCCTTATTAATACCGTTAATAGCATTGTCCAGGGCCTTAGTTGCATTTACGGCTTTGCCACCAGAAAAAGCCTTCATCACTTGATTCATTCCGTGAGATACAGTCTTACCAAGCGCACCAAATTCTTTCTCTGTTTTTTTGCTACTTACCCACTTAGATACAGCACCATAGATAGGACTCTGCATTTTAGTTAATGGACCTTCGAAGGCTTGTAAAAGTCTAGGCATTTCAGCCTCAACTGTACGCTTCATACCAGGAATGGTTTTGGTAAAGTTTCCAGTTGCGGCTTGAAATTTCTTGCCAGCTCTTAGCACAACATTGATCATATCTTGCGACTTGATTTTTCCTTTTGACATCAAGTCGGACATTTCGGACATCGTCATGTTTTTGCTGTGGTGAATTTGCCGTTCATAATCCAGCAACATAGGCTTTAGCTTTGGAAAAGTATTAACGATAGACATCATGTCTTGTGCTGATACTTTACCGTTAGCCATCATTTGAGCAAACTGAGTACCAAAGTTTTCGACTGCCGCATCACTTTGGCCAAAAGCATCCTGTAATGTCAGAACTGCCTTAGTCAACTTACCCGTTTGCTCTGCACTATTGTTAATTGCATAGAATTTTTGAGATAACTGGTCGACCATGTGGGTACTATTTTGAGCAGCTGCAGCCATAGTATTAATTTGATTTACCATAGCTTTGCCTTTGGAAGCACTATTAGTCAAAGTCAGCCACGTGGCATTCATTGTTTGCTGTTCTAGGGCGTATTGCTTAGCTTCGCCTATCATTCCACCTAATGCGTCTTTAACGCGTCCAAAAGCTCCCATAGCCGCATTAGAAACAATATTCGCTGAAAAGATAGTTCCAAAAAGACTATGT